ACTGAGGGTATTTACGGATCGTTTAAGTTATCGAGCAGCACTCGAGGACAAGATGCGCTCGTACTCGCTCAGGAAAACCTAGTAAGTGGCTTATCCGTAGGGGTCGATGTAACGGCCTCTAAGCCTATGGGTGATTACCTGTTAGTAACGGCTGCGGTCCTCAAAGAGGTATCGCTTGTCGAAAGCGCTGCCTTTTCTAGCGCATCCGTAACTGATATTGCAGCGGCTCGGGCCGAGCTCATCGCTGCGACTAGCACAAAAGAAAAAGTAACAACGATCAATACGACAATCGTAGAGACCGAAACAGAAACCGAAAGCGAGGAAGCTGTGACTACAGCCCCAGAAAATACACCGGAGGAAACTCCGGTAGATGCACCGGCCGAGGCTGAAAAAGTCGAAGCCGCTCGTAAGATCATCCGACCATCCGTACTAGACTCTCAGCGAGTACGTACACCTATTACATCTATGGGCGCTTATACAGAGCACAAAATTAAAGCTGCTCTAGGTAACGATGACTCAAAGCTTTATGTAACCGCAGCCGATGATAGCTTTGCTACTAACCCTGCATTTTCACCTACTCAATACTTAGCAGAATTTCCTACTAACACTCGCTTCGGTACACCTGCTATCGATGCTTGCTCACGTGGAGTATTGCCTACTAACGGTATGACGATCAACGTACCTTCACTCGTTACCTCAGCCGGCGGCGGTACAGGCGTTGCACCTGTCGTAACCGTTGAGGCAGAAGCCGGAGCGGTACAAAATACCGGGATGGAGACGGCTTACCTAACCGGTACCGTATCTAAGTACGCAGGTATGAATACTATCTCGGTAGAATTGTTAGAGCGCTCTGATCCTAATTTCTACGCAGAGCTAACAAATCAACTACAGAACGCGTATCTAAAGACTCTCGATACGACAGTACTAAACGCACTAATCGCGGCAGGTCAATATAGCTCAGGATGCGATGCAGACTCAGCCGGTATTATCGAGTTTGCCTCAGACTCAGCTCGTAAGGTTTACGAAGCTACAGGTTATTTTGCTAATAACTACATCGCCAATGGATCACAATGGCAACTACTAATGGGCGCTACAGATACTACCGGGCGACCAATCTACTCAGCATCTCAGCCAATGAACGCAGGCGGTCTAGTGCAGCCGGGATCTATTCGAGGCAACGTACTCGGACTCGATCTCTATGTAGATAAAAACTTCACCGCTACTACGACTATCGATGACTCTGCGGTTATTTTGGCACCGGAAGCATTTACGGTTTACCAATCACCTACGGCGTATATGTCAGTAAACGTTGTAAGTAACCTTCAGGTACAAGTCGCCATTTATGGTTATATGGCAACAATCGCCAAGATGCCAAAAGGCATCGTGAAGTTTAATCTCAACTAAATAAACCACTAATAGTCGGTACCCCTCTTAGCCCTTTGAGGGGTACCGGCCCTAGTAAGTAAGGAGAATAAGATGCCTGCAACGTACGTAACCGAAGCCGAGCTACGCGCTAACCTCGGCATCGAAAACCTCTACTCGTCGGATATCGTCGAGACCTGTTGCCAAGCTGCGCAGGACTTACTTAATCAATTTTTATGGTTTGACTCCGCACCGGTCGTAGGTACCGCGTTACAAAATAACGTAGCTACGGTAATGATCGCTAACCCTGCAATATTTAGCACCGGAGACTCCATAACCTTGAGTGGGTGCGGCTCAACTTATAACGGCACCTATACAGTTACCGGCACGATCCCGTGGACGGCCGGCACTACTACGCAATTTCCATCAATAGCATTTAACAATATGGCTTTTAATTGGCCTAACGGTTATAGTTTTATACAGTTTGCTAAGACCGCAGCTAACGCTAATTTTACGCGAGTCCTCCCCTACGGCTCAGCCGTGGGCACGGATACAAAGACAAACTCATACGCAACTACCCCGGCCGTAAGAGAGGCCGCGATGATCTTGGCCGTAGACATTTTCCAAGCTCGCCAAGTATCACAAACCGGCGGCGTATCCATCGATGGTTTTAGTCCTAGTCCTTACCGTATGGGTAATAGCATGATCGGTAAAATCCGAGGACTTATCGCCGGTTATACAAATCCGAATTCTATGGTGGGCTAAATGCCGGCACCTATTACTACTTTGCGCGCCTCACTAGCTGCGGCCCTTGCTAACGCTAACGTATGGAATACCTACGCGTATCCGCCTGCAACTATCACGGCTAATAGCGTAATCGTGTCGCCGGCAGATCCATACATAACACCGACTAATAACGACTACGCCAATATCTCGCCGATGGCATCTTTTCGTATTATTTGTAATGTGCCTATGTACGACAATCAAGGCAATCTACAAGGCATCGAGTCGATGGTTTGCGCCGTATTCCAAAAGTTAGCTGCATCGCCAATCGTTATGAATATCGGCGCAGTAAGTGCACCGAGCGTTTTAACGGTGCAAAGCGGCGATTTACTAACTACAGACATTACTATCTCAATACTAACCGAGTGGAGTTAAGCATGAGCCTAACCGATGAAGATATCGCCTTTCTTATCAAGATAGGGCAGATTACCGAAGCGCCAAAAAAAGAAACGAAAACACACACACCTACTACAGAGAAAAGCGAGGAATAGGCGATGGCCGTATTTCTATCAAACGGAGTAGTCGTAACCCTTAACTCGGTTGCACTCTCTGACCATGTTACAAGCGCGACAATTAACCGCGTATTTGAGGAGCTCGAAGTCACGGCTATGGGCGACTCATCTAGAAAATTTACTAAGGGCCTAGAGACAAGCACGATCTCTCTAGACTTTTTGAGCGATACCGCAGCGGCTAACGTAAACGCTACGCTACAAGCTGCTTGGGGTACGACGGTACCAATTACTCTAAAGCAAACGAGCGCAGTTACCTCAGCTACTAACCCTCTTTACTCAACTACAATCCTAGTTAATAACACTACAGATATTAACGGAGCCGTAGGAGATATCGGTACACAGAGCATTACATTTACTTGTAACTCACCAATCGTAATTACTACTAGCTGATAACAAAGAAAAGGGGCTAAACAAATGGCACGACTCAAAATAACAAGGGCTACCGGCGAGGTAAGCGAGCATCAAATCTCGCCGCGAATTGAGTACGCCTTTGAGTTATATGCAAAAAAAGGTTTTCACAAAGCCTTTAGAGACGACGAGAAACAGAGCGACGTATATTGGTTAGCGTGGGAGTGCTTACGTACATCCGGCGAAACCGTACCGATTTTCGGAGCCGAGTTTTTAGATACTCTTAAAAAGGTCGAGGTACTAGACGACGAGCCTTTAAGCTAGGGCGCGGCACTCTAACCTATTTGGTAGCGCAACTATCGATACGGTTAGGGGTCGCGCCTCAAGCGATACTCGACTTAGATGCCGAGATGTTTAAGATGTTAGTAAAGGTATTAAATGAGCAAGCGGAGGAGTCTAAAAATGTCAGTAAAACTAGACGGCGTTAAAGAGACTCTACGCGCTATCCGTAAAATAGATCCCGAGCTATTAAAAGAGATGAATAAAGAGATCAAGGGCGTAATGATCCCGATACGCGATAAGGCTCGAGGATACGCGCCTACCGCGGCTCCCGGCGGCCTTTATAATTGGGATGAGGGTGCATATACTAAAAAGATAACGGCCCGTAATTCTGCCTTTCGTACTTTTAATAGCGAGGGCCGTTTACGCCGTTTTCCTCTATATCAAGCCGAGGTAGCTCGCAAAGGTATTTATTACACCGCAGCGCCAAGTAAGCGAAACCGTAACGGATGGAGCTCTCGATATATCGTAGCTAACGCCTCAGCTAGTGGAGCTATCTATGAAACGGCCGGACGTAAAAACCCGGGCGGAGATCCTAAGAGCCGCTCTAATAACCCGGGAGCCGGTGCAAACTTTATTAGCCGGATGGGCCCTCTTTACGGCGATGGTGCAAGTCGCGGCCGTATGATCTTTAGAGCGTGGGCCGAGGATCAAGGTAAAGCTCAAGCCGCCGTAGTAAAGGCTATCCAAAATACTATTGCCGCCTTTAATCAAGGCCGTTACGGCAAGGCTGCCTAATGGCCAAGTTACCCGATTTATATGTAAATGCCGTTACGACTTTTGACGGTAAAGCCCTCACTAAGGGCCAAAAACAAATTGCAGGTTTTGAGAAAAATGTAAAAAATTTAGCTAAGGCTTTTGGCCTTACCTTTAGTGCTGCGGCTTTAGCACAATACGGTAAAAATGCGGTTAAGGCTTTTGCGGCCGAGGACGCTCAGGTTAAGCAATTAACGCAAAGCCTAAAAAATCTAGGTTTGAGTTTTGCTACACAAGACGTAAAGCAATACCTCGACGTGCTCGAGCAGGCGACAGGGGTAAATAAAGATCAGC